TCCCAGCCGCAGATGCGCCTTGAACTCCGTCAGCGGCAGCGCCGCGGCGGGCACCGCGGTTTCTTCGATTAACATCATGGACCTACTCCATTTGCCCCGGACCCCTCCGGATGACTTGGGCGCGCGCTGCCCGGCGTTGTTCGGACGGAGGGAGGAGCTCGACAACGCATCGGCGACAGCACGCGCCCCGGAGCCGGAGGTGCAACACCCCCGGCCCGATCCACCGCCTCAGGAGACGGCGAATTTCAGCAGCTTGATCGCCTTGAAATCCGTGACATCGCCGCCCACCCGCTTGGTGGCGTAAAAGAGGACATGCGGCTTGGCGCTGTAGGGATCGCGCAGGACGCGCAGATCAGGACGCTCGGCCACGGTATAGCCCGCGCCGAAATCGCCAAAGGCGATCGCCATCGCGCCCGCAGCAATGTCCGGCATGTCCTCGGCAATCAGCACCCGATAACCCATCAGCCGCGCGGGCTCACCGGCGGCAAGGCCATCCGACCACAGGAACCGCCCGTCCAGGTCCTTGAGCTTGCGCACCACCCCGGCAGTTTTCGAGTTCATCACGAAGGTGCCATTGGCACGGTATTGCGCCCCCAGGGCATAGACCAGATCGACAATTGGATCGGCCCCGCCAAGGCCGCCCGCAACGCCCGTCGGCACATAGCCCAGACTGTCCCAGGCCCAGGCCGAGTTGGCCACGCTCGGATGGGTCAGGAAACCGCGCGGCTTGTCCACCCCGTCGCCCGCGACAAAGGCCGCCGCCTCGGCACGCGCGAACTTGTCGGCGATCCGCCCCGCCAGCCAGCCCTCGACATCGAACGCACTGTCATCGAGCAGCCGCTGCGAGGCCTTCGGCAGCGCGCTCAGTTCGTGCAGCCGGATGCTGATGCGGTCAATCACCGGCGTCGCGCTCTCGCTGACACTTCCGGTCTCATTGGCCCAGCCATGACCGACATCGGTATGATCCACCAGCACATCGAAACTCGAAGCCTCGACCGCCACCACATTGGCCACCGCCCGGATCGAGGCGGTAGAGGAGAGCACAGAGCGGATCGTCTCGGCGGTCTGCGGATCGACGAGATAGCCGCCATCGCCCGCCACGGCGGTATTCAGCGCCTTGCCCTCCAGCTCGAGCCCGCGCAACCCGTCATCATCGCCGCCCCGCAGATAGGCGTCGAACGCCTTGCGATGCGGGGCGGCACTGTCGGAACCGGCCGCCAGATGGGGACGCGCCAGGGCGATGGATTTGCGTTCAAACATGGTCATCTTTTCTTCCTGCTGTTGAAGTCGGTTGCGAATATCGGCCCGAAAGCCACTGAATTCCTTCAGAAATCCCGTCATCGCGGATTTCACCTCGGCCGTCGGAGACAGATCTTCCCCGGCCCGAGCCTGTGCATCGGTTGTCATCGTCATCATCCTCAAGATTGCCTGATCAGTCGCGCACCATCCGCGCCATCTCCCGGCGCGCGGCCACAAGGGCCGCCGCCATGTCCCGCAGGTCGGCCCCCGTCAGGCTTTCGCCCTTGGCTGTCACCCGCGCACTGGGCAGCATCGGAAAGGTCACGAGCGACACCTCCCACAGCTCCAGTTCGGTCAAGAGCCGCTGGCCCTTGTCATTCTTCACCGCGCGCAGCGTCCGGTAGCCAATACTCAGCCCGTCGATCGCGCCCGCCGCAATCAGCGCCGCCGCCTCGCGCGCCTTTTCCACGCCCTCCAGCAACCGCCCCCTGACCCAGAGCCCGCGCGCATCCTCGCGCACCTCCTCCCAGAGCCCGATGGGTTGCGCCGGATCATGCTGCCAGAGCATCTTGACCTTGCGCCCCTCTGCCGCCAGCCGTTTCAGCGAGGCCGCATAGGCCCCTGCGGCTACAATGTCGCCGCCCTGATCGCAGGCCCCAAAGAGGCTTGCATAGCCCGCGATCACCCCCGCCCCGGTGACGCTCAGCGCGTCATCAAACCGCGCAAACTTGCACTCCAGCCCGCTGTCCATTGCCATCCGCCCCTTCCTTTCCTGTCCCGTCACGGCAGCGCCGCGAGCACTGGTTGAAACGCCTGCACCACGATCGCCGCCGCCACGCCATAAACCGCCAGCCACAGCCGCCGCTCCAGCCGCTCCAGCGCCGCCTCAAGGCGCGCGATACGCTCACCCAGCGCGTTCAACTGCAAGTCCGAGACCCGCTCATGCGCTTCCAGTCGCAGCGCAGGCGCACAGTCAAAGGCCTCGAACCCATAGCGCGGTGGTGGCGCGTCATGCACCGGCACCGGCCTCACCCTCGGCCAGCGTCGGCAGCCCCAGCAGGGCCCGCTTTTCGGCCTGCGTCAGGAAATCCGCCTGCGCCACGCGCGTCCATTGCGCATCGCGCTCGGCCGCCAGCGCCGGCACCTGATCGAGATCGGGATGCAGATCCAGCGCCGCGCCGGTAAATCCCCGCAGCCAGGTCGCCACCGTCGCCGTCACCCGCGCCGCCAGCGGCAACACCGTCAGTCGATAGAACGCCCGGTTCGCCTCCTGATAATTGGCGAATGTCGCATCGCCGGGGATCCCCAACAGCATCGGCGGCACGCCAAAGGCCAATGCGATCTCGCGCGCCGCACTTTCCTTGGTCTTTTGAAACTCCATGTCCGAGGGGGAAAACCCCATCGGTTTCCAGTCCAACCCGCCCTCCAACAGCATCGGCCGCCCGGCATTGCGCGCGCCCTGATGATGCGCCTCCATTTCGCTCACCAGCCGGTCATACTGATCGCCGGTGAGGCTCCCCTGCCCCTCCGCCCCCTTGTAAACGATCGCGCCCGAAGGCCGCGCCGCATTGTCGAGAAGCGCCTTGGACCAACGGCTTGCGGAATTGTGCACATCCACCGCCTGCGCCGCCGCCTGAAGCGGGCTCAGACCATAGTGATCGTCCTGCGGATGAAAGCTCTTGATGTGACAGATCACGGGCGCACCCTCGCGCATATCGAAGCGATGCTTGCGCCCGGCGACCGCATAGTCATAGGCCACCGGCCAGCCATCTGCACCCGGCACCACGGTCATCCGGTCCGCGCGCAGCACATGCAGCTCCACCGGCAGACTTGCCCCCCCGAGCACCGCCTCGACATAGGCATTGCCGGTCAGAAGAAGCTGACCGTACAGCGCCTCAAAGAGTTCCGCGCGCCCCTGCGCCGGGTTCGGGCATGTGATGAGATCGAGCACGGGATGCACGGCAAAACGCTGCGTGCTGTCCTGCAAAACCAGCGGCAGCGCCGCCGCCGCCTCGGCGATCATCTTGACGCAGCGAAAGCCGACCGGGTTGCCGACAAAGCCGGTGCGCGTCAGCGTCACCGTATCGCGCGGGCTCCAGACCGCGCGCCCCGGCCCGGCCCCGGCCCAGGTCATGACCGGCCCGGTGGCGCTTGCCTTCTGCTCCGGCACCGCCGCCTGCGCCGCCGCCCCGCCCTGCCGAAAGAAATCGAGGATCATCATCACGCCTCCTTGGTGCCGTCCAGGTTCCGGGTGTCTTGCCCGCTTGATGGGCATCAGACCCCGAAAGGTTTAAGAAATGTAAATCAGACCGCGCGCACCTGCGGCCGCCGCCACCGCGCCGCCGGCTCGATGATGAGGGCGGTCAGCGCCCAGACCAGGGCGTCCACCCGGTCCGGGCTGCCGCGCCCCTCAAAGCCGCGTGCCGTCATCGCGCACATCTGATCCTCCAGCGTGCGCAACCCGCGTCCGCCCTGTACATGATGGACGCGCCCCTGCTCGTAGAGCGCCGCCACCGGCTCGGCCCGCGCCACCTTGCCCCGGCTGGCATGGACCGCCCGGAACGGCACCATCGGATCAACCTGCCGGATCACCTGCTCCACCAGATCCCCGCCCTGATTGACCTCCGCCACCAGCCGCTCAGCGCCGAACTGCTCCATCGCGCGGATGGCGGCCGTGGCCCAAGTGGCCGGCGAGGCCACACTGACGCTGGCATCCGCCAGCACATAGGCCCGCCAGTCCTGCACCGGCCCCCGCGTCAGCGCCCCCACCACCACGATTCCACAGTCATCCGAGCCGCTCTTGCCCGTCACCGGCGGATCTATGGCCACCACCACCCGGTCAAGCTCCGGCGCCGTCGCGACCCGGCAGCGCTCCAGCATCGCCGGGGTCCAGAGCGCGCCCTCGGCCACCTCGACCAGCACGCCGTCGAGTTCCTGCCGCCCCAGCCGCGTGCCCGCGTATCGCGCCCGCACCTCTTCGAGAAAGCTTTCGGCCAAACTGGCCCGGTTCGCCTCGGTGGGCGCGCTCGTCATCACCGTGCTTGGCGCCGCGAGAATATCCTTGAGAATTCCGATGTTGCGCGGTGTCGTTGTCACGCAGAGGCGCGGATCCTCTCCCAGCCGCAACCCGAATTGCAGCATGTCCCAGGTCTCTCTCGCGCGCTTCCACTTGGCCAGCTCATCCACCCAGGCCCCATCGAATTGCGGCCCCCGCAACCCCTCTGGATCATGCGCCGAGAACGCCTGTGCCGTGGCGCCATTGGGCCACAGGAGCCGCTTGCGCGTCGCCTGCCATTCGGGCCGCCGGTCCGGTGGCGAACAGGCAAGGATTCCGCTCTCGCCAAAGATTATCACCTCGCGCACCTGATCGATCGTCTCGCCCACCAGCGCAATCCGTTGACACCGCCCCCGGTCCAGCGGCC